TCGTACACGTCCATCATTGCATCTGATTTGTGTCCGGGAGTACCTTTTTTATCTGGCAGTTGCTAACGCTTTGTTTAAAGACTTACGCAGAGCTGGCTCAAATTGCTTTTTAACCTCAGCTATCACGATCTCCTCGAATGGAAACCGCTTCTTGTAGGTTTGACTCTGAACAAACTTGATTAACAACTGTAAGCCTTTACGCTTTGACCTTTGCCAAACCCCATTAACACCATTAATTGTTGCAAGGAATGTATCAGGTCTAGTCAGTAGAGCGGCTATCTTCTTGCCATCTCTCATGCTTGGTATATTGCCAAACTTGTTTAATCTTATTGCTGCTGGCTGAGCATAGCCTTTGCTGTATGTACCACCTTCAACTTGAGGCAAAAGGTATGCAGCCTGAATATCTTTGATGAATACAGACGCTGTTAAATTACGCTTTGACGATCTCGTTATAGCTACACCGCGAATAGTGAACGGTGTCGGCCTATCAAACCTTTTAACCATTTCACGCTGCACTGCTTTCTGTCCTAGCTTCGCCGTTTCATTTAAAGCAACTGACACGGCAAAAGGAATTTGTTTTGTTTGTATATCCGTTAGCTGCTTTGTTAATTGCCTAATCTGTTCTTCAAACGAAACAGTCACTAGCCATGCGCCTCATCAGCCTGCTGCTGCCGTTCTTTCTCAGCTATGTCCAAATCTTTTAGGCGGTTGTCTCTTTGCTTGCCCTTGATGACTAACACACCAATCCAAATCGACATGACAAGTGACACAGCTGGTGCAATCACTGGCACATAATCGAATATAGCCAAAATGCTTAACCCTACATTCGCACCCATCGCCGTCAGCCCTTTTTGCGTCAATGTCATTGCATTACTGGCCATGTGATAGATAGTCCCGTCACTCATCAATGCTTCCTTTCGCCCATAAAAAAACCCCGACGACTTTGCAGTCATCAGGGCTTGTATATAATTTCTTAGTCACCAATCGGCACGTTGAGGCATAAGCTACACCTGATTTTTAAAAATTGCAAAACTATTTATTTCTGGATGCCTCAGCCCAACCCTCAATGATGGACGGCCACAAGTGCTCAGGATAGCCAAGATACGCAGCCAGCTTACCTATTGTCCTATCCAGTGCTTGATTAACCTTGTCACGAGAAATATTTTTATATTCGCGCTCAATCACACCCAAAGCGACCGACATGTTGGCCTGAACGCGCTCGCCATTTCTCTTAGGATGCACACTTGGCTGGTAATATGCTCTAACAATCAACCGATGCTCATCTTCAATGCAATACGCAACCAACGCCCCAACATACTCAACCAGGCTACTGCTCCACTCAACAGACACCCCGCGCGCCTTTGGCACAAAAGCAGCTTCTTTTGGGTAACCCTTTGGACCGCCAATTGTTTTACTACGGCCCCACAAAATCAAACACTCATGAGCGAATTGATCTTCAGCAGGATGAGGACGAACATCAGGATGACCCATCATCATGACCCTAACCCCCGCCACACATGATATTGATACTGAATTGGAATACCACATGACGCACAGAACTCAATCTCAGCCTGAACGCCAACAGAATCCTGCCAACCATCCAAACAATAAACCGTCATCGCATCAGCTTTACGCAACATGCTCAAACAATGCTTACGCCAAAACGCCCAATCAACCGGCAAATCATGCAGCTCAGCAATAGCATGTCCATGCACAATAGGTGAATACGCATCAAACCCATCCCGCATTAAGTACGCAGTAAAGCCCGCAACCTGCTCAAATCGCTGCTTCATCACTGTTGGATTATCGTGCGTGTAAGGGCTTGCGATATACATCATCACTCCCACCCCTCACTTTCAGCACCCACCAACTCAGTCACCTCAAACTCAGAAGCAACCACATCGCCAGCCGCATCAGCCACCCGCCACCGCCTCACCACCAACGGCTCAGGCATAGCCAAATCCCAACACACATTGCACGCTCTCAAGCCGTAAACAATCTCACCGCCCATATCCACATCAACCAACATCACATCATCAACCGGCATCATGCCTTTGTTTTCAAAAAACTCTCCAGCCACTATCCTTCAACCTTCAAAAAACCAGCACAAAGCAAATTATGCTCAAGCTTTGCCAGCGCTTGCGCTATCGTCCCGCCATAACCCACATGGCACTTATAGCGATTACATGACGCCACCCACTGGCCACCGTCTTTACTGAATCGAATCGGGAAACCCATATTCCCCAAGCACTCAATCTTGCGTGCCGTATTGGCATAATCCTGCTCAACCATCCTGACTAACTCCCTTGATTTCTGGTTTTGTTTATTTCTACCATCGCTCTATCTCGTGCGGCTCTCGCTCTGGCTTTTGCAATCGCCTCATCCTCAGCCGTTCCCTTTCTCAACGCCAACTGAGCCTCAACAGCGCTAATGAACGCGGGCAGCTCTGGTGGCAACAGATTGCCCCTCACAGCCTTAACCGCATCAAGCACAGCCGCGTCATCAAACCGAAACACAGCGCGCCGCCACTCAGCAGCCATCACCAACACACCCTCAGGTGACTGCAAACGCCGCTTCCATTCATCCTTCCACTTGCCATCGAACGAAGCAAAGACCGTATCAATCACCCCGAAACCCTTCGGCATCTTCAAAGACTTATCGACTTTACCTTTACCCAATCCAGCCATAGCCAATGCTTGCTCATGTCCACTTGCCATCACTCAGCCCTCCCACGTCTCAAGTTAGCCGGCAAACAATCTTTAAACGACCTTGCCGCCTGTTTATCCGCTTGCTTTTGTGCCTCTGTCTTGGGTGCATCAGCCTTTGTCACCACAGGTGTTTTAACTTCAAGGCATAGCCCTCGAAACTCAGCCGCATCAGCAGGCCAAGCATCACGCCATCGTGATAAACCATAATTCAACTGGTTTTCAGTTAACCCAGCCAACGCCTTATCCCAAGCAGATACCAACGCATCACGCACCGTTTCCTCGCGTAGCTTTGAAAAAAACTTATTCTCATACCGCATAAAAGCCACAAAAACACGCTTAGTTGCTGAATCAGGCAAAGACTGAATAAACTCAATCACCTCAGCATTGGATGTTTTAGCGCTGCTTGTAGTTGGCTCAGTGCCAGATTGATGTTTAATAAACCGTACTTCCTGCCGTTTGCAATAGCGAACAAACTCAGTCGGCCAGTTCAATGCTTTCCACTCTTTCGCAACATTGCTTGTTACAAACTCAACAATGCACCATTCAGCCAAATCGTTTTGAACACCTGCTTGCTGCATCGCCACACGAACATCGTTGTCAATAGAAAATTGAGGATCGATTAATTCAGGTTTTCGCGCGCGCTGTGTAATGTGGTTAAGTGACTGGTTAAAAGAGTGACTGGTTATGGGTGCAGAATCTGCACTAGCTAGGGGTGCAGAATCTGCACCACCTAGTGCAGAATTTTCACCAGTAAAACTACGTAATGGTGCAGAATCTGCACTAGCAACTTCGCTGACTTTTTCACCATTATTGAGTGTCAAAAAATAGACATTTGAACTATTTTTACTCGCCGTATTACGTCTGATTTTTTTAGAAATCAACCCCATTTCTTCCAAATCAGAAATATGATTAATCGCAGAACGCCGAGACATTTCACAAGCCTCAGCAATATAGTCATAACTAGGGAAACACATCCCCTCATCATTGGCATTATCAGCCAACTTCAACAACACCAGCTTCCTAGCCGGATTGCCCACCTTGCAGCCCATTGCACGAACCATCAGCATCATGCTCATTAATGAATTGAACCTTGGCTGACCATCAAATCACGCAACGCCTTCAGCACTTTAGCGATTTCCTCGCGCTCTTTTAGAAGGGCAAGAGTGTCTTCTTTCAATTCAAGAAACATTTCAGCCCAAAGTTTTGGGTTATTAGCCATTGACTCAGCAACATCATCAACCGACTGCTCAATTACTGGATAATCACTCACTTAGGCCGCCTCCCAAACGTAAAAAAATAAACAAACAAGCACCAACACGCGTGCAAGCCATGAATCAAAGACTGTTTTGCGGCGCGACCCGACAACAACAACCAGCTTTCTTTATGCAACATCCAACTTCCTCGTAACCGTGGGCCGTGAAACCCGTGCAACCCTAACCATTTGTGTGGGATCTAACGAAAACTGACTAACCAACACCATGAAAATGGCGAAAATACCCTTCCCGCCGACCTCCTTCACAGCCACCCAGCCACGCGCGATAGAAATCGCCAGCGCCTCAGTTTTATCCGGGAACCCTGTTTTCTCGATAATGTGATGAATGTGTGTTTTGGTTGTCGCTTCGCTGCGGTGCGTGTAATCGCTGATTTCTTTATAAGACCATGAGTTGATCCACTTGGGATAAACCGCCATTTCTTTCTTGCTCAACACCTTCTCAAGCGCTGAACTATCTTTCATTTCAACTTTAAACATAAAAATCAACCTCCTAGTCGATTACAAGCTTGCGATGAACGTGAATAATGGGAACCATGAAACAAACACATCTAAGCCGCCGCACCAAAAACAAGAACCTCTTTTTTGAGAACGCCATTCGTGCGCGCCTCAATCACGGTTGCTTGGTCAGGCGTGATACGGTGGCGACCAGAAATCCAATGTCCGACCATTCCTTGGCTAACGCCAACCAAAACAGCGAACTGCTTTTGGGTAAGTCGATTTTTTTTAAGGTATTCATCTATAGTCATGGTGAAATAGTAGCATTGCTGTTATTTACACGCAACAGCAATACTATTTGTCTGCTTATTAGCGATACTGTTTAATGACAACCATGGCTAAAAGACGCGAATTATCTAGCTTTGAAGCCCAAGCGGCTGAAAATCTAAGGAAGATTTGGAACGTACGAAAAGGTGAGTTAAAGCTTACTCAAGAAAGTGCGGCGCATGCGCTTGGCTGGAACTCGCAAGGCGCTTTCAATCAATATCTACATGGCAAAGTGCCACTAAACATCAGCACAATCTTTAAAATGGCCGCGCTTTTAAGGTGCGAATACCATGAAATAACACCCGACATTATGGCATTTGCGCAAATAGAAGCTCCCACCCAGCCAACCCTGCCCGCAGTAATAGAATTTAATAAAAAAACCGCGTCTAACAACCTCATGGAAGTCATTCCAACTTATAATGTCACGGAAACATCAGATATAAATTATAGGGAGATACCATTCTTGACGTGGGTGCAAGCCGGAGATTTTTGCGACAATAGCAGCGCATTTGACGAATTTAGCAGCGATAAACAGTTTTTTTGCCATAAGAAATGCAGCGAACAAACCTACGCGTTACAAGTTCAAGGCCCATCAATGGAGCCGGAATATTTAGACGGAGATTATATCTTTGTCGACCCACAAAGAGAGGCTATTCACAATAGCGATGTCATCGTGAGGCTAGAAAATAGCCACGGCGCAACATTTAAGCGACTGCAAATTGTAGGTGATCGAAAGTATCTTATCGCCATCAACAAAAACTGGCCAGATCCAATCATCCCTGTTGACGAACAAGCCGTGATCTGTGGCGTGGTTATTTTCTCTGGTAAAGATAGATAACCATCACGAACCCTCAACAACCTGCACATCGACAACCTTAATATTCATCATATCAATATCACAGTTATAAGATAGCCCAAACCAAGCGCCAAACCTGTTTTGATACTCGGCCTTATCGCCTCTAAATCTAACAACCGTCGAGTCACCAACCCTGCTTGGATTGTACGGAAACTTAAACCCCAGAAAACCATCATTCCATCGCACGCCATTTAAAACAGCAGCTTCAATCATTCGAGGACAAACCGCCTCAGCCTCAACGTGCGCCCTATCAATCACGCAATCAATACTCTCTAAACATGCAGCAACATCCGCTTGCTTATGCGCCAACTTTAACTCGGCTAAACAATCGCTTTGCGCAGTTTGGTCCTGATACGCCTGACACACTGATTTATCATACAGATCAATGTCATTAGGCTTGGTCTCGCTTTGTTGAATTGCTGGATTAGGATTATCAACAGCCTCTTTAACATGGCTAAACGCCCAAGCAATCGTCACCATCAAAAAGAAAAAGCCAACCACAGAGCCACACCCTATCCCTTTACGTTTTAACTGCGCCCCGCAATGGGGACAAGACGGTGCTTTGCTCGATACTGATTTCCCGCATTCCCTGCAATCTTTTAGCGCCATTTCATAATTCCCATATAAGTCAAATAGCAGTCTAGCAAACGCCAATCACAAATAAAAACAGCAATACTGTTGACAGGTAAACAGCAATACTATTATTCTATCCCTAAACAGCCAAACACTGTTTACCCCGCCCAGCGCTATTTCTCCTATGCGGTCAATCTGGGCAGGGTTTTTTAAACAACAAGGAGTAGTGCAATGAACCAACCGAATTTAACGCTAGTGGCCAACAACTTCCCAATCGGTCGAAGTGACAACGCCAAGCACATTATCAGCTTATGTAAAAAAGGCCGTATTCGCCTAGTCGCAACCAACAACGGCGGCTACAAACGCACACCAACAACCCCCAGCGCAGCATAAAAGGACTTAACCATGTACGTATCAGAACAACAAATGAACACACAACACAACGAACCACACGCCGACACACCAAAACCGCTTAACAAAAAAGCATTCTGGGCTTTTGTCGTGCTGATTAACGTCATCACATTCACACTCATTGCTGCAGGGCTCTAACGTGTCAAATAACGAAATAACCCACAAGTACGCGAAAGTCGTCATGCACCAAGGCAAACCCATGTTGTTGTCATCACCCGACAACGACCTGAGCGACCTAATGATGATTAGCGCCGCCGACTATCCCGTTGACACCGCCATCATCATCAGAACGCCTATGACTGGGGATGAATAATGAATTATCAGAATAAACAACACCTAATTCAAGACGTACTTGAAACGCGGATGAAGCTTGCAGACTTAGATCGGGCATTAGACACGGGCAGTTTCTGGGCCCTGCTTGATCTCAGTCTTTCAAGTGTGCGGGTTTGGGAGAGACTCTCTGTAAAGCCAGGGGAATTACGCTTTGATATTTCTGATGACGACTTAAATCTTAAAAAGGTTACTGGTGACCACACTAAAGTCGACGCCTACATCTACCTAAAAGAACTCGCTGAAAAACTAGGCAACACCCATGAATAACCCAGAACTAAAACAAGCCGTTGCCGCCGCTACAACTGAAACATTGCGTATCGCCCTGCTCGACAGGATTGAAACCGATAGTTTCATAGCAACTGCAACCAACATCAAATATAAACACAACACCATCATTGCATGGCGGCGTGGCTACATCAAAGGGATGATGGTTTTTGACTTTGACGGTGACGATCTAACACTAAGCAGCATCATCACACCGCCAAGCTCAATATCAAGCAGAAGCCACACCAAAGTCGATGCATATCTGTTCTTAAAAGAGCTAAACCAAAAGTGGACAGCACAACAATGACCGCCCTCGACATCGCCATAGCCGAACGCGAAGAAACCATTGATCTGGACGAAGCGTTAAAGCTTATCGAGCAACACATACAAACAGATAAAGAAAAGGAAGCAGCATGACAACGGAAGCCACACAAGAACTAAACGACTGGTGGTATTGCCCCGGTTGCGACGACATCGTGACACCCACCGCAGCAGGTGCATACAGAACCTATTGCGCTAAATGTGTGAAAGCAATACCAACCCTGCCAGACACGGGCAAGGGCTACATTTTAGAAGGTACACGCCACAACTTTAGGTGGATTGAATTTAAAGGCAAAAAGCTGCCAACAGAGCTAAAACCGAAATAATTATGATAACCAACCCATCAAAAATTCAATACGAATACAGAGGTAAATTGTACTTCGCCATTCAACTCGTAGAACTTGCTGGCTGGGACCTGCCAAGGGGCAAAATGGGACGATTAGCCGCGAGCTTTAGATACCACGCTAAAAACAAAACAGTTGAACAAGCGTTTGAAATTATGAAAAACGCTGATGAGCCACAAAGTAGAAGCCAAGTCATGGCTAAAACACGTAGCAAGCGTATCAGTACAGCTCATGAGAGCCACCAGACTTCATACAAATACGACATGTCCGATGATTTCAGTAAGTGGAATAAAGATTTAGAGCTGGAACGCTCAACAGAACAAAGATTGCAAATGGGCTGGAACGAAGAAGAACTAATAATCAAAGCAAGATTGATTTAAGGAGCTAACAACATGACACAAACAGAACTAACCACTTTTTGGTCACAACGCCCCGTGAAAATATGGGTTGTGAATTTGATTGGACTAGGCAAGAAGCCCCAGTCAGACAAGTTAATTGTAAGAGCAAAAACAAAAGAAGGCGCATTGAAATGTGCAAAATTTAACAGCATTCATTTTCGCACAAAAAAGTGCTCAGGAACTGCCCGATTTGCTGACCCAGTGGCAGACCTTCACTGCGTACAACATCCGGCAAACAGGAGCGCAGCATAATGCCTGAACTCAACACACCCTACCGAATTGGCAACACCATCAACGGCAACACCGTGAACGGCGACATGGTTGAAGTGATCGACTGTAATGGTTTTTACGTTCTTGATTGTTTCAAAGTGGATGCGGATGAAATTATTAAGCGAGTTAATAAGGGCCACATAGAGCAGCAATTAATTGATGACATAGCAGTGTTCATAAAGGCGCACATAAAAGGTACGCGTTATGACTGGGTGCCACAGTCACTGTTTGATTCAGTGGTTAACGAAATATCCAACCATATCAAGGCTTCTAAGCCTCAGATATTGCGCGGTTATCAACCTAAATTAGAATTTAAGCCAAGTAACCCACCAGGTGATGAATAAACATGGCTGCTAACCAAACAAGATACTTCTTTGAGTACAAAGGCCAGCGCATGAGCGCCCGCGATCTTATCGACAGTCTAAATCGCGGCTGGGAAGGTCGAATAGCACGTGAAATGTCATCAAGATTAATCCGATTTATCAAAAACCACGGCATCGACAAAGCCATGGAGCTGATGGCTAAAGCCGAAGCGCCAGTGACCAAAGAAGTGTATTTAAGCGCACCGCCATTACGCTTCAACGACAAAGCCAAGCTAGACAGCTTTGATAAATATTTACACCTTAAAACAACAATAAAAAGCATGAGGAAACGCGGTTACAAAGACCCCGAAATATTCATCAAACTAAAAAACAGTGCAGTGTTGGAGGCTGCTAGATTATGAAGAAATCCCTACAAGAACTGTTACACACCCTTCTCACGTTTTTCGTTATGGGGGCGATGGCAATGCTTGGTGTGAGAGCGGTTCAGCACTTAATCGACCCGCCAGAGGAGAGAATAGTTATCTGCTTTCAAATTGAATCAGGCCAATGCCAGCAAGTGACGTTTAAGGATAAGGAATAGATATGAGGGAAAGAGAAATTATATTCAGTGCAAATTTTAACCAGTGCGCATCAATATGCACTCTACAGCTTATTTTAGAAGACTTTAACGATAAAATCATAGTTATTATTCGAGGAGAAGAGAAGACCATTGTTGACGTTATCCGCGATCAGTGGGGCGTCTGGTTGGGCCTAGAATTGATGCCCATCATGCAAGAAGATGAAACAAAATCCTTTTTAGATGCGTATATAAAAGCACTAACAATACTTAGAAGTCGCAACGAATTTACAGAGCCAGCATTCACAACTATAGAGCCACCAAAGGATAAGGAATAGATATGAACACAACAACTAATACAACTAATCGCGACACTATCGACTTAACGCACAAAGAAACGGGCGAGAAATTCAGGGCCGTCCTGATTGGCATCTGGGGAGAGAGAGGCACAATCCTAAAAGATGGCGAGAAGGTCTTTATCCCCAATTTTAACGATTACGAAATGCAAGTTATTAGCATTGGTAGCAACTAGCAAAGGAATAGATATGAAATTAATCAGGCAGGTTTTCAAGCTATACGAGCAATTTAGATGCAAGCATGAGCCAAGCGTGTTCACATCACTATGCGACAACTCTGAGTCTTGCGGCAAGTGCGGTAAAGAACTTAAAGAGCCGACAGAATTTTATTAAAAGGAATAAACAATGCTCATCCTAACCAGACGAATAGGCGAAACCCTGATCATCAACGACAACATCATTGTCAATATTTTAGGCATCACTGGCGGTCAAGTTCGCATAGGTATCGACGCGCCGAAAGAAATCAGCATTCATCGTGAAGAAATAGCCGAGCGCATCAAAGCATGTGCGAAAGCGCCGCTTGACTTTGACCGGGTAACGATTGGCGAACGGGTTACAACCGACCACGGGCCCGCTGAAATAATCAAAAAACGTGAAAGCAATAAAACGGTACAAGTCAAAATGAAAAACGGCTTAAAAACATGGCTTGCTATTCATAAAATTAAACCAGCTATGAAAAAGAAAGCGGCTTAAATGGCCCAGACAAGGAGTGATCATGAACGAATTGCCGACACTAAAAACAGAACTCACGTTTCACGCGAACACTGTCACACCAAGCTATGACCAGACACCGAAAAACGATTGGCAGTTTGAATGCTTAATTTATAACAGGTGTGATGGCTACCATCTTGTATGCGCCGCGTTTGATATGCACACACATGAGTTTGACTGCTTTACAAATTGGATGGGGACAGAGACTTACGACACCGATTTTTATATTGCTTGGGCATTGTTGCCGGAAGGTTTCAGCGTCTTAGCACCTGTTTTTGATTTGAATAATGGAGAGAGTGATGAGTAAATTTAAGCAAGAAAACCGATATGTAGTTCTGAAAACAACGGATATAGACGGCACTTTAACAAGTTATGAAAAAAATACCCTTAAAGCCATTTGCCTACATATAGAAGCTAGAAGAAAACATGCTGGGAAGTCGGTCTTAGAGTGTGTTGTAGTTGAATCAGATTGGCCAATTTACGAACAAACATGGGATGAAGTACAGCGATTGGTGGAAGGTAGGGCAAGCAAGACAGAAGATCAGCAGAAAGAAATAGCAGCTCTAAAAAATGACGTGGATATGTTGCCAAAAAAACGCCACCCATCATTAAAAAGTTTAGCTGGCTCTATATCTGAATATTTAGGAAATAATACAATTGATGATGTTCATTATAAGTGCGCAGAAAAATTGATGAATGAGTTCTCTATTTGTCGGACCGAGGAATCAACGGCAGAGCTTGCGACCAAATAAAAATGCACGCTATGAACTCAAATATCCTAACCTTTGAAGAACTGCAAAAGCTCACCCATTGCGAGAGAATGGGTGACGTGCAGCGACACCTTGAAAAAGACGGGATCAGATACTTTCACGGAAGAAAATCAATATGGACTACAATTTCACTAGTCAACGCAGCCGGTGGTATAGTTGGCGAACAACAGGATAACCAGAGAATCTTGTAATGACTGAAACCCGTGGCCGAAAACGCAAATTCAACCCCAAAATACCAGCGCACATCAATCAAAACCAACTGCCTGATAACTGCTATTTTGACCGTGACCGCTGGGTTGCCAGATATACGGACGAAACCGGCCGTAATCGTAAAGTAAAAATAGGTACAAGCAAAGCAACATTAGCAGAGCTTCATAAAGCTATCGAACAATTTAACGGCATCAAACACAACACGTTCGACTGGCTTTCTGATGCATTCATGCAATCAACCAAATTTCGCGAACTAAGTATCGAGACGCAAAAAGATTATGATTATTGCAGCAGAATAGTATCAGCACACCCTACCCGATTAAATCAACCCCTTGGTAGTTTCAGCATAGATAAATGGGACTCGCCATTGTGCCAAAACCTAATCGACCAAATCGCAGACGCACGCGGTAAATCATCAGCAAATCACGCGGCAAGATACATCAAGCGACTATTCAGGTGGGGAAAAAACAAAGGCTACGCCAAGATAAACCCAGCGCTAGGCATCGAGATGCAAAAAGAAGCGCCAAAGCAACAGCTAGTGACCGATGACGTATACACCCGCGTACTCAACTACGCGCGAGAATGTGGCAATCTAAAGCCAAAAACCCAAGGCAGCGCACCAGGTTATATATGGATAGTGTTAGAAATCGCCTATCTTTGCCGGTTACGTGGTATTGAAGTCGTGACGATCACAGAAGATATGATCCAAGAAGATGGCCTGAAATGTGTCAGACGAAAAGGTAGCCGCACCAATATCACAACATTGAATAAGCGCCTAAAAAATGCACTAGATTCAGCGATAAAGATGCGTAACAAAGCATGGAAAGACAACAAAACACCAATCCCGCACAAACCAGAGCACCGGCCTATCATCGTCAACGGCAGTGGTGAGGCGCTGATTAAATCAACATTTGACAGCGCATGGAAGCGATTAATTACCAAAGCAATAGAGCAAGGTATAATCACACAACAAGAACGGTTCAGCCCGCACGATCTAAAGCGCAAAGGCACAACCGACACACAAGGAACGCGAGCAGATAAGCAACAGGCAAGCGGACACAAATCAGATGCAATGATGGACGTGTACGACAAGTCCATTGCTATTGTAAAACCAAGCGGGGAATAAAGATGGCCTTAAAATCATTAAGTAGTGGATGTGTCAAGGTGAGGCTGGATGGGGAGATTACTAATTTCTTATCAGTTAGCCTATCTAACCCTCACGACAGCGTTAACAATCCTCGCCCAACTTTAAGAATTAAGCTAACGTTGATGTCTGGAGAAGTTATAGAAGATGATGGAACAAGAATTAAGGTGCTAATTGACTCTCAAGCAATGCGGCCAATCAGGGGAAAATAAACTGTAAGCCATTGATTTATAAACCCCGTAAAAAACGGTTTTGGGGAAAATAAAAACACATAAGTAATTGATTTTAAAGCTAAGTACAACTAACTGTTAATCATTGGGTCGCTGGTTCGAGTCCAGCTCGGGGAGCCAAGAATACCAAGGGTTTACGATTTAATCGTAAGCCCTTTTTTATTGCTTGGGGAAAATAGCGGGGAAAATAAAAGCAGTTATTTGCACTAACGCTGATATGGAATGTTAAACATTCAATTAAGTAATGGTATTATTATAGCTTAGTGATTTTTTTTGAAACGGATGTCGAAACATGATCAATAAAAGAAACATGCTTGTGCCAGTTGTAGCCATGTCATTTTTATATGGAGCCGCGTTTGCCCAATACCATATATTCCCATTTAACCAGTTAAGCATCCTTAAGGATATGGTGGCACCAAGCAAGCCCCTTCCCGCTTTCTCTGCCCACTACCTGCACAGAAAGAGCTTTTTTGAACACTTCTCAAGCAAGGTAGATATTGTGTTTTTAGGAGATAGCCTGACTAATGATGCAGAATGGGCGCAGATGCTGCCCAATATAAGCCTTGCCAATCACGGGATAAGCGGTGATTCAACTACAGGCGGAATCAATAGGCTAAAAGCGACCATAGACACCAAGCCATCGAAAGTGTTTGTGATGTTTGGAATAAACGATTTTAGATACGGCGCAAGTGTTGATAGCGTTTTCAATAACTACCAAATAATCGTCCATGAATTGTTAAAAAACAACATATCTGTCTACATTCAATCTACGCTTATTGGTGGTGAGCAAAGGGTAAAGAGGAATATTAAAGTTAGGGAGTTGAATAAGCGGTTACAATCGTTTTCCACAGAAAACGAGTCCACCACATATATCAACTTAAATGAAAGAATGAGTGTTGATGGCGTGCTTAACCCTCTTTTCACAAGTGACGGAACGCACCTAAACGCAAAAGGGTATCAGCAGTGGAAAGATGTTATTTACGCTTATTTATGAGCCAGCACGATCACTATCAATAAACTCAATCATCAAATCATCAGACCAAGCCGCTGCAATCACTTTACTATAAAGCAATTTGTAAGCATTCACGCTAGACTGAATCGACATATCACCTTTGCTGGTTTGACAGCCCGAACCAACCAAAAGGCAACCGGCCGTATCATCATCAGTATTGCCGATGTGAATAAGAATATAATCAAAGCCTGGCACATTTAGAATATGTAACATGCCCTGATGGAATGCAGCGCCGAATTTATTCAGATACCGACCATGAAACCCACCGACACGACGAACGCCGACATTATACGTTCCAGAAGGAATCCTCTTTTCACTGGCTTTCTTAAAGTCACGGTATTCATCTTCACAGCCGAAGCATTCAAACTGGCCATCAATGCTAATCATGCTAATTGTCGTGTCATTATCTGACGTGAAGCGGTTGACTGTTATTTTCATTTCTCAGCCGCCTGAACAATCGCGCGTATATCTTCAATACAATAATTAATGGTTTCTTTATCATCAAACATAGACGACAAGCTATTTAAAACCGTTGTCACGCTGCCAGAATTTAACTGATTATCCCAGCGCTGCAAGCAGCCCAGCATTTGAGCGCGACTGGTCCTATCAAATAAGCTTGGCTCTGGCTCTGGTTCTGGTTCAATCGGATCGCTCGCATCAACTTGTGCGATGATAATTTGACCGCCCGGCTGCGCTTGCGAGACTTCAAAATCATACCGCTCAAACTCGCCAATTTCCGGCGCGCGGCCTAGTCGCTGCTGTGCGGCCTCGTAGCTTTCAATATCTTGATACGTTGCAATGATTTCAGCATTAGCTGATGTAATAAGTGCCGACAAGAAGGCGGCGAATAGTATCAATATCTGTTTTCTCATTTCTAAATCCTATGGCATAGCCGTTTCTTGATTTAATCCGCACTCTTTCAAGCGATTCTTTTTTCCTAGCCTCAAGCCATTTATTTTGCTTGACGCGTTGCTGTTGTATTTCTTCTGCTGTTCTCTTTGCGCCAGTCCATGGTAATGGCACTGTGTCGCGATTCATCAGCTTTGCTCGATGTAGTGTGTGTTGCCTAGCTCGTGAGCGCGCGGGTTGAAATACCGCCAACCGCCAGTCCTGACACCCCAATAAGCTAGTTTTCGCTTGTCGTATCGCATGCCATCCTGCTCCATGACATCGTGAAAAAGCTGGTCGACATAAGAGCGAGTCAGCCAATGTCCAAGGCGCTGGATAGCGTAGAGCAAGTCATGAATAAGGGCTGCTCGCTCAATGTCTTTGTCATCGCGTGGGATATACCACCAGACAATCCAAGGCACGCTTGCTTTGTCGTAAATAAAACCGGCTTTAATGACGTATGTTTTGCCGTCAGGTGTGCCAAAGCGAAAATCTGACAACAATAAGAAGTTGTCATCTGGTAAATGCCGCGTATCAACTAAATCTGGTAGCCACCATTTACCGATAAATTCAGGTGGTCGAATGATTTCTTGTATAAAAACCTTGTCATTGGCTGCATTCAAAAATAATTCAGCAGCTAATGGTTTAATCTTTGCCGCGCTCATGACTTATCGCACCCTGTAACCTTTATATCGCCGTGAAGCACTTCCCTCAGTGCCTCATCACCATCAATAAGGATATTTCCGTGCTCATCAACCTTGAAATGCTCAATAATTCCCTTTTCGGTATCGGCATAAGTGACTCGCTTCACTTCAGAGCCATTCAAATAGAACTTTCTATCGAGCCCGCGACCATCTTCTGGCGTATGAATAGTCATAACCCAGCCGCCGTATCTGTAATAACTTCCTTGTGCGCATCAATCATCACGTCACCATCACTAGTGACATTGATAGTTGTGCAAGCTGTGAGCGAGAGCATTAATAATAGTGCTGTCTTTTTCATAAATGACACCCATAAAAAAACCCCAATTAAGGGGTTTGTTGTTTGAATTTGTTTACTGCTTAGGCGAACAAAGCGCCATCCATAGCGGTGGATTGATAGAGCGCGGTTGCGTTATTGTTGGTTTGTGGCGTGTCAATGGTATAGAGCAATGAACCAAGAGAACCGCTCGTTGCGTCACTGCCTGTCATCGTCAATGTATGTTCATAAATCATACATTTAGGCGTGCCAGTTGACCGGCCGAATAAATACAATCTATTGCTAGTGATACCGAACGCATCGAGATTGCCACCAATGGCCGCGTTAATGGTTGATGTAGATAATGAATAGGTTGCTATCTTCGTGCCTAGATTATTGAACACTTTGAATTGGTAATTGGTGTATCCACTATCTGGGTCACAAAAAGCAATGACATCTTTGGCCGCTGCGCTCAATCCTTGATAGCTGATATTCTCGTAGGTTTCAGATCCTAACAGCGTGCCGGTCATATCAGATAGCGCCATGCGATCATCTGATACCGCGTGAGAATAAGTAAAGCCTATCGCCGTGTCATTCGCTACATGCGTTTGTGCGCCCATAAATACAATTGGCAGTGCAAAGTCATCGACATACGTGCCGTCTAATAAATATCGGTAAATCTCAAATACATCATCTTGCACAATAATATGTGTGCTATTCGTCGCAACTAATGCTTGCGACAATCCCGTTGAGATATGATTTGATGCATTCTTGAACACATCCTCACCCAGCAAATCGCCGCCGTAAATATCATCACCATGAATACCCAGAAAGCCACGACCGCCCGCCTGACCCTCAAGAACTGGTGCGCTGCCGTCAGGGCTATACTTATAAACAGGATTGCCCGTTAAGCCGCCGCCATAGTGTCTAACATAAAGGTACTCTGTTAAATCAGTTGGTAACTCTGAGCCTATCTCGGCAACACCCGAACTACCCGGAATGGCCGCGCGTAATTTGGGTGCTTTCAATCGCTTTCTTTTATCAATGCGAATCAAGCTGTTTAGATGCCTTACAAATTCTTTATCTGCCATTTTATGACACCGTTATTGTTAATGTTTCATTGGGAATATCAAACTCATAAGCTTGCGTTTTATCTGCCTCGATATGATCGATTGCTTCTTGATCAATATCAGGCGTGACGACTTTAAAGCGTACTGGATAGATTTGATCTTCTGTTGGTGAGCCAACCGACACCGAATAATTACCTGTGAACCCTTCCCAATCTTCGTCAAAATTGGCCACCGTGTCATCATTACCTATGCGCGAAGGTAATGCGGTTGTGCTTGCGGGTGCGCTAATGGCTGGATCTGTTCCCGGTGCGGCAGGTGGCGCGATCGTATCATCGGTTACCGCCGCCTCGCCGCCGTTGAGCGAGATAGCCACTTTCACTTCTGTTGTCGCACTGCCTGAATCCAAGTCCATTAAATGCTTAAGCTTGAATACCTTGCCTGTGCCATCAATACCGCCAGAATTTAAACGCACAGTATGAAAGCGTTCAAGCAATGGGTTTAATTCAATATCAGCCCACACATAATTGCCGCGATGTGCTGATAAAATCTCTGTTCTTGCTCTGGCTATTAATGTCTCGATGTCATTATCTGAAATCGTGCGGTCATATTTGTCTTGCACAATATCGCCAATCGCATCCGTTCTGCCTGTTGGCGTGTCGATGCCGTCCAGCCAACCTTCTGAATCGGTTTCCGTCTCATTGCTTGCTTGCTCTTCAAAAGCTATCGTGCCAAGCCATGTCACGGATTGTGGCGCAGTCACGGTCAATGTGTAGTTTTCTGTCACTTGCTGTGACCATCGTTTGACTGCTGAAAACTCAGCCGTCATCACCAACGTTTCTTGTTTTTCGTCGCTGATAACCCAGTTGGCTATCGTGCCACACACAGCCGCTTTTGATTTTGGCACCGCCCCAAACAGTATAGGATGAACAACCGACCACCCCGCGCTATCTGCCGCCGTTGTGATCATATCGCGTGTCGGCAAATCATGAGACTGTGCAAAATAGGGACAAAACGCAAGATTAGCCCAACTAAAATCATGACTTCGATGTTTTAACCGATCAAAGCGATAGTTGTAATTGATTGTAAATTGATTAAATAGCTGTCTACGCGGCGCAATTGAATAATTAATTGAGCCGTCAATAATGTCACTCGAATCATAGCTATAATCTGGCGTGACTTTTGCCGCCCAGTCGACCAGTGTGCCGGTCGTGCCGTCTTTGTTAAAGTCGTATGCTTGCGGGTGAGTTTTTAATAAATCCTCAAGATATAGCCAACCATCTTCGTACTCACCAAAAACCGCTTCCGACCACCGTGCATCTGTCATCACGGCATCAATAGCCGTTTGCGTCATCGCTTCAAATTGGCCTTGCATATTATCGGTACAATCAAAGTTAACCAGGCGCGTAGTCGGGTTGTAAAACGCATCATCCACAACACCCGTAAACACTCGGTTCTGGGTTAAGGTTGAACCGGCAGAATTAAGCGTTTTAAAATCAATTGTCACAGCTTGATTAAGCCAATCGCCCGCGCTCACCGTACCACTGTCTGGTGCAATTCTAAATGTTGCGATCCGCGCTGTGGATTCTTCCGCTTCTACAGTAATTTGCCCTGTGACTTTGTCAGATATATCAACGCTGTTTAACGTGACAACAGGTTGCCAAATTAACGCCGTCATACTTGCTGACCTTCAAAATCCCAAGTGTGATTAGCTTGCCTGACTTGACCCGACTCGGTAGGCGGATCACACCAACAGCTAATCTCAGGCCAGTAAATCGCTTGATACGATGTTGCGCCTACCACTGTTGTTAATGTCGCCTCATCGGTTGACATCGTGACCGCCGTTGAAACCAACTTATTACCCACAACCGCGCGCCCCTCAACACCGTAATCACTACGCCGAGCCGCAGGCACATCAATCACATTTGACGCACTAGCAATCACGCGCTCTTTGATACATTTAATCGTAATAGGTGAATCATAATCCAAGCCCTCAAGACCTGCGGGCGATATGCCGCTAGCTCTGATTGACGTGGATAATTTGCCGCTCCATGCTGTTTGCTGGATAAGCGTACCGTCTGACATTCTCAACCGTGAGCGAGACTGAACTGGCTCATACTCTTGGCTCAATTGCTCAGCGGCGCGAATCGGTATCTCTATCCCGCCAATTACTAATGTTCTCATTGCTTGCCCCGTTTTCGAGATTCGGCTTGTATTTCAGCAGCGAATTGGCTGGCCGTAGTATCATCGCTGTATAACGTGTGCTCCCCGCCGCTTGGCAGTTGAACTACGACAGGTCGATAGTTTTGGGTTTGCGAAACCTTCTCTGAAGCAGAATTAGGGGCCACGTTATTACCAATAGATATTGATTGAATCAATGGGTTAGCATTGAGTATGTCCTGCATAGCCTTATTACCAGCAAGTGCCTGCGCCCTCGCACCATCAAGGTCCACATTTATTTTTGATTCAACATTGGCAATGTTCTCTTGAGATATTTGCTCTGCAACACGTCTCAAACTGTCGCCCAGACCATCAAGCACAACACTGGACTGCGACCCTGATTCTTTCATCGCATCAAGCACATCAAATGCCGCTCTCAGCTTGTCAGTCGCCCCATCAATATCGCCTGTTTTAATGGCTTGCTGAGCTTGGATCTCTAAAAAACCAACATCTATCGTGTTGGCTTTGCCCGCGTCAAACTTGGGCGTTTTAACATTGTTTAATCGCTTGTCAAATTCTGCCGTGATGCTTGACGACCTTTTCACGGCATCACTCATAAGCTTGTCGAGTTCTTTTAATTTAGCCTCAACATCAACGACAGACTCACCCACGATCTTACTAGCATTCACAACCGGGCTTGCTATTTTTTCAGCCGCAGCATTTGAGCTTGACGCTATCTTTTGTGGCGTTTCAGTCCATAGCTGCTCTATTTTAGAGAACGTATTTGATACGGAATCACCTGAATCAGAAAAGCTATCTTTAATGATTTTCCCCGCTATCGAAAAATCACCCTTTGCAGCAGAAACCGCCGCAGCTGCAACCCCAGCAAAGCCCTTAGCAACAGTCTCTAAAACGCCATAAATTATAATGCCGCCCGTTGCTATCGATTTCAGAAATGTCTTAGTTCCTTCTAAAGCATTATTAAGGCTTTCGGTATTTTTACTCCACGCCACGATTGATTTTGTCACATCAAGAAGAATTGGAATGGCAGGCTTCAACGCTTTAAGGAACGCCCCTTGCGCAGCAGATTTTAACCGCGTCAAATTATCATTAGTTTCTTCTGCGGCGGCTGTCAGTTTGCCATCAAGCGTAATACCAAGCTCATCCGCTTCTTGAGACATTGCAGCTAATCCAGCCTTGCCAGCATTAAGCAAGGGGATCATCTTTGTGCCAGCTTTACCAAACAGCACTTGTGCTAAAGCTGATTTTTTAGCGCCATCTTCAAGCTGTGAAAACTGGTCCGCAACATCACCCATGACAGACTCGGTACTTCTTAACGTGCCATCAGTGTTCACAATACTGACGTTCAATGCTTTAAAAGCGTCCGCTTGTGTTTTTAAACCAGCACCAGCATCAAACATCGTTCTTTGAAAACGGGTAACACCTTTCACAACGGATTCAAACTCAGACCCTGTCAACTCTGCTTGGAAGCGTAGACGAGACAAGCTTTCAACAGATAAACCTGTTGACTGTGACAATTTGGCCGTTCTATCTGCGAGATCTAAAGTTTGACGCGTTAAAACGGCTAGACTACCACTGACAGCAGCCAAGCCAATCGCACCCACTCTGCCAAGGCTTTTTAACGTATCAGATGTTTTAGACACCGCCCGGTCAAAACCAGACAGTTTGTTTTTTGCTGCATCTAAGTTACGGTTTAATTTTGAGCTATCCGCCTCTAACGGCACGACCAGCTTTTTTAAGTTAATCATCTTTCACCACCGCATATCTAGATAAAACGGAATGCAAAGCCATCCTTTTGCTTTGCTTTATTTCATCCGAACTTTTAAATTTAAAGAGAAAATCTTTTGCTTGGGCAGGTTGTGTTCCTTTGGCTTTTTTAAGATTAGCCAATGTGGAACAAATCAACCCTGCGTGCAAGTTGTCACGCTCAGCACCGAAAGGCTCTAACTGGTAATAGATCATAGCCTCGTCGAGTAAAGAGCCAGGCATGGAATCCAATAGCCATATAGGTGTCCCCCACGCAATAGATAATCGCCACATGAAAAGGCGATAAGGATTACCCGCTAAGGCTTTTTTTTCTCTTCAACCACCTCTTCCGCATCATCATCGGCCAGCAAATCAGACAGCTTCAACACCGCCATCATCATGTCCTGCTTGATTGATTCAGACATGGCTGCAACGACGTCATAATCACCATCATCAAAATCATCAAAGCCATGAAATACAATATAATTGGTCTTGTCATCCTCATCTTTATCCATCACAGCTAAGTAACCGGCGCGCACTTTGGAGCTAAGCTCTGTCATGCCGAACTTTTCGCCGCCGGGCATGGTGTAAACCTCCCTTTTTACACCATACGCACTGAGTAATTTTTTCTTCTGGGCGTTATTCATTAGCTGTATACATCCGTGATAGCCCCAGAAATTTTACCTTTAGCTCTCAAGATATGCTTATCTGTGAACGATGGGGAGTCGCTCCACCCCAGCAAAGTAATTGCAAAAGATCTAGTCAAGGTGATGCTATCATCCACCCAAACTTCCTGAAAGTTTCGTGTCACACCATTAGTCACATCGGTTCTCAATGCTTTTTGAGCCGTATCACCTAACACTAAGTTCCATTCCAAATCAACATCTAATCCATCACCTAGTGCTGCTGGGATATAATCGTGATTATCTACAGAATCAAAACTACTCGCATTGATAGGCTCTTTTTCAACGCCTACCGTTGGCGCAACTATTAACTCAGGGATGGCCGCAAAAGCTTCCGTTTCTGCCCCATCGCCAATTTTAAGTGTATATCCACCAGAAAATGCATCACTCGCCATTTTGTATCTCCCATAAAAAAGCCCACTAAATGTGGGCTTGTGATTAAATTAATTACGCGGCCTTATCTGGCTCGGTTTCTTGTATTCGATATTGAACTAAGTATTCCATTTCCGCCAAACCGTGAGGCTTGTCACCATCCGTCGTGAACTCTATATTTGTTAATTGATGTGAAGTATCAATAGCAAGCCCGTTTAATTTCTTATCCCCAGCCATCGCAACTTCAACATCGGCGCAAATAGCATCAAGGGCATCATCAGCACCTTCATTCGCTTTAACGTACACCTCGATTTTAAGTGTTAAGTTTCGATCAGCTTTCGCGGGTGTGTCAAAACTTGAGCGACCTTCCAGCTGATCAGATGATGACGAGATAACCAAACAAGGCAAAGACGTTTTTTCCAGTGTGTATAGCCGATTGGTAAAAACTCGGTCTTGCGTTAAAGTTAAATCAGCAACCAGCTCTGCTACCCGCTCTCTTATTTGTTGTCTGATATGAATCATTGCTCTTCAAGCTCCAATACTGTTATCCCTGTGCCGTCCGGCTGTACGCCGACAACGTGATATAGAATGTCCTTCACCACCGCGTCACAACCATGATGAATAGCGATCACATCTTTAGATTTGCACGTTAATGTTGGCTTGGATGATTCAACGCCAATACCGAACGACGATAAGCCCTCAAATCCATTGTCAAAAATAGCGTCGATAGTTTCGCCGCCGACGGTTACGGCCTCGCCCAGCGTATCAATGCAAGCATCATTTAAACCTTCCAACAAAGCTTCATCAAAAGACATTTAAACCAGCCCCGCTTTACGTACTTTAATCATCACATCATCACTCACCGTATCACCGTTGCTGTCAACGCAGGTCAGTGTTACTTCATAATTCTCATCATCAGTGCCGCCGCCAATTTTGACGCTGACCTTTGTGCCGGATACCGCTTCATCATCAGCCGTAAGCGCATCATCCTCTGTCACCAAGCCTGCCGCCGTAACAACAGGCGCAGAGACAGAAGCCAAGGTCACGCCCGATGGCAATACGTTCTTAAAATCGATGGTGTAGGTTTTATCTTCTGCTGGTCGCTTAACCGCGTAAACCAGTTGAGAATCTGTATCAACTCTTGTTACCATTTGCGAGTACCCGTTAAAGTAAGGTTGGTTGTTCTTGCTATAAGCGACAAATAAGACGCTCTGCTTTGCAAGCTGATTGGCACGCCATTTTCCAAATAAATTCCTTGAGTAACCAACCTAAACGCCGTATTCGTTTCAACCGCCTGCCCAATCTGAGCACTAATGGCTTGCAGCAATGCACTTGCGGTATCAGTCTCGACCGCTTGGCTTATAGATAGCACTTTGCTTGAGCTAACATTAAAAGCACTATCTGTCTCGGTCGCCTGCGTAATAATCCGCAGTTTCAACGCTGTCACGCCGAATGCAGAACTAGTCTCTAATGCTTGCGTTATTGCTAATGATTTGCTGCTTGATACGGCTTGTGATGTGTTAGCCTCACTCGCCCGCCCAATTGCCGTGCCACTGCTGACTGATACCGCTTGCGCCGTATCGCTTTCAACTGCTTGAGTAATGCTTAGTGATTTGTTGCTTGATACTGATTGTGCTGTGCCCGCCTCAGTAGCTTGACCTATTGGCGTGCTACTGCTTGCTGTTACAGCCTGAGCGGTGTCAGACTCAACAGCCTGACTTATTTCAGCGGCCTTGCTTGCCGTGACTGCAAAAGCGCTGCCAGCCTCAACCGCTTGCCCGATGACAGCCGACTTTCTCGAAGCGACCGAGAATACCGCTTCTGATTCTGTCGCTTGATTGATTTGGGCAGATACGTCCGACTCAGCTTCAGGAATACCGCCAATGGCGCGCTTGCCAATAGCAAATAAACCAATACTCATTTAGATATTCTCTAATTGAGCAATATATTGATCCGCTATCACCTTGCACTGCTGCCAATCTGTTTCAGCCGCTATCGCTTCATTAGCTTCATCACGCATGTTTTCAATTGTGAATAATAGAAAATTCCATTGATCAGCTATACCTATAATTTCATCAGCCGCAACTTGACCCGTCACGCCTTGTCTTGTGGCTCGCGCGTTGACGTAAATGTAATTAGATATAGCCTGCTCTGGATAACCATCCGCTTTGAACTTCTCACAATCTGCCAGTTTTGCTTTATAGGAATCAGATTGATAAGGAATATCTGTTGCATATTTTAATCGCACTATACCAACAGCATCATTGACCGCTTTGGACGCTTCCGCTTGTGCGGCTGGCAGCGGATCATAATTATTGATAATTAACTGGATTGCAGTCTCATCATCCTGCCTGTAAATCCATGCGCCATCAACTTTGCTAAGCGCCAGACCTTGACGAATTAATTCTTCTTGAAGACCTTCGCCTTTTTCAATGTAATTAATCATGCTTAACCCCAGATCGGAAGTATCATTGTTCTGACAGTACACTGGAAATACCCAGCAGTTAATGTTGATGGGAATGGGTCTCCAGCCGTTGTTGTTGAGCTCAAATAATATGCGCTACGCCTATAATGGTTCCCAGACGTTAAAACGCCACCCATTGACAGCTTACTGTTATCAATCAACGCAAACCCAATAGATGCGTTATCCGTCAATGATGCGAATGCGTACCGGCCAGCAGTTAAAATCGTTTTTGACACAGAGTTAAGGCTTGCACCTGTTGATGTAGTATCAATCAGTCCAGAGTCTAAAATCAGGGTAAACGTGCCGTCATTGTTGTCGCGATATATTGCTACTCTCGTGTTAGACGAAGCCGCCGCCGACCTAATCCCGCACCCAAAGTTTTCAATAACCTCCAAGCCGCTAATCTCAACAGTCATCCACGAGATAACATCCGCAATAGTTGATCCGCCCGCATCGCCAGAGGTGATTCCATCAAAGGTTTTAAAGCTATTTGACGTTGCCGAGTAATTGGATGGCAATTGATTTCCCGAAGTCGAAGCAATTTGTGCGCATCGTATCGTATGCGTGCCGCCCGACAGCGTGATGTTGCTGGACGGGTTATCATCAATGACCGTGCCATTCCAATTCCACGTATCATTACGCGTTATATCATCTGTTGCCGATACATACGCGCCTATTCCGGAGGCCTGAATTGTGCCACCGCTATCCTGGACAAAGTACGAGATTAAATCACCATCACTGAATGACTTACTGAAGGCGATATGATCTGAAATAGCGCCTGACAGCTCTAGCGTGTCACCCGTTCCTGTGCATGTTTCTGCTGTTGCGTTTGCGAACATTATGACGCTCTAAAAAAGCCATCAGAGCCAATTTCCAACGTCAACGTGCTACCGTCTGTTGTTGGCGTGAAGTCATGATGAGTTAATGGGACAAGATTGGCATCACCTGCGCTTTCGCGATAGCAAACAATTGCTTTCGTTAATGTGTTATCGGTTGATCCACCCGCTGATGTCCATGTTTGATCTGGCATGTCACAGTCAACACGGTTGTTTGTATCATCGACCGTTACCGTTCCTGTTATGCCTGTTTTGCGAGCATAGTTATCAAAGTCTGCTTCTGTGTTACTTGCTGCTAATAATGCTGCCATGTCAGCATGATCAACTAGATTTGCCTCCGTTTCATTTACTTTTAGCAATACCACTTCTAAATTGGCTGCTGAATCTGCAATTTTCTCAACGACCCGCCCTTTTGCAATATTAAATACGCCATCTGTCATTTTCTTACCCTCGTTGTTAGTTGTTAAACAGCCATAAAAAAAGCCCCTGAATGAATCCAAGGGCTTTTGATTTGGTTGCTTTATTGGTTAATTAAGCTAACGCACCCGCTTTGCCGGTTAATAGCACTGTGCAAGTCGTTTCACTTGCAGCGCCATCAGCTGAAGCAATCACAGAGCCGCTGACATCGCCTGTCGCTGGTGTCGCTTGATTGTCATCAAATTTACTAACAGATGAATCCCAGATTAAGGTTTCGCCTTGTTTGAACACCGCTGCGGTGACTTTAGGCACTGTAAACACGCCACAAATCGCAACCGCACCTGATTCACCATCTGCAATATCAACTAATGCAACACCAAGCGTTGCATCACTTGTTGCCCCCATGACGACCACGCCACCAGAGACAATATCGCCGCCCGTGCCGTTGGTCCAATTAAACGTCTTACCGTCTTGTACAAATGTTTTTGCCATTGTTCAACACCTCTTTATAAAGCTGAAAATAATGAAGGCCACCGTAATTGATGGCCTTTATTGATTAAATTTATCTTATTTATTGACCAGAGTTTTTATATGCACCTTCAAAACCGATAGCACCAACAACATAATCAAGGCGAACCTTGTATTGCACACCGTCTTGCGTGAAGCCTTCTTTCATTTCTAGGTATGGTTCTTGGTTGCCATCTAAGAAACCGACCTCAATCACAGGTGCTTCCATTGGATCTGCAAAGGTATACCAATCAGCACCCGCGATACGTGGCGAATCAACAACATCAGAGAATAAGCCCCGAACCTTGTTCGGTTTTTGAAGCTTGCCAGTTGTATCAGGATCGTACTGTGAATCATTGATGCTGCGTGCCTCACCACCTGTCGACATACCACCGACAAAGACGCTAGGCCGAAGGTCAAGAAAATCACTATTGCTAATGTCTTTTTGCATTGCCATTGCAACGCGAGCCGCTTCAATCGTTGCCATTGATGGCGCTGCGCCTGAACTGGCCAAGTTGCCGTGAGAAGCATGGAATAACGCCACGCCATCAGACATGGTTGGATTAGATGCAATCAATGCATACACGTCAGCCTCGACGGTACGATTAGCCGCACGGCCCATGCTTTGCAACATGTCAGAAAAAGCACCTAAGTCATCATTGATAATCATTTCACGGCTAAGGCCGATTAGATTACCTTTAGTGCCTAATGTGATGCTTTCTTTCACAGCATCAGACATGGTTTTGCTTTTGAACTCATTGTTTTCAGTTTTTGAATCCAGATTACCGAAAGAGCCTGTACGATAACGACCGTGAGCACGAAAATCGCTCAAGTCGCCTGTTTTACAAAAACGTGTCCACGTATTTTGTGCTCGGGCATAAGCGGCTAACAGAATTTTATTCATCACATTTTCAAGTAGAATCGGGAAGTCACTTGTTGAGTGTGTGAATGCAGCCCCGACGACTTCACGCTTATCTAGTCCACGATGGTTAAATCCTGCTTGTTCTAGTGACGCACGCGCAATATCCATCATGCTGGCACCACGAAACTCATTAGCACCGTCACGTTTTTCTAGTCCTGAACGCGCCATAATTGCTTGCGTTGCAGCGTGAATAAATTTTTCACCGCCTGTTTCGCCTACAACGATATGTGCATTGCCAGCGATTGGCATTGATTGCGCACCAAGATGGGTTAATAGCTGATTTTGTGCAGCCGCCACGGTGACATTATGATCATCAAGCACCTTGTCTAGCACAGCTTGGACCCCTTCTTTGGCAACGAATGGCTGGAAAGCAGCACGCACATCGGCACGGCGTTGGCTTTCACGCGCCAACACTTCGATTTCTGATGGCGCTGTTTGTACAGCTTCAACAGGTTTCGCAGCTGCTGTGACGGTTTCATCGGTTGTCGCGACAGTACCATCGGTCGCTTGCTTGTTTTTAACTGTCATATCATTTTCCTTCTTTTGAAGTTGGTTAGCAGCGACCAACGCTGCCGGAGGGTTGAAACGGTCTAACTTAATGCCGGAGGCGGCAATATCTAAATCGGCTGTGATTTCAGTTGCAAAACCATCGGCCAACGCCTCATCAGCGGTGTAATAGTGATCTAGCCCATCTTTTAATAATTCATCGATGGTTTCGGTTGATTGCCCTGAGCGGGTATAAGACGAGTTCATAGCATCTGCATAACGATCTAACATGTCAGCACGGCGACGATGCTCAACCGCGTTGCCATAAGTACCAGCCATCGGTGCATGAATCATTAGCATGGCGTTTTCAGCCGTATAACGATTGTCGCCAACCATATAAATCAGCGACATGGCAGAATAAGCCACACCATCGTTATAGGTGTTTATTTTGGCCGGATGTCTATCGGCTGCATTAAAAATAGCCACCGCATCAGCAACAGAGCCGCCATAACTAAACAGGCGAAAATCAATCTCTGGCACGTCTCTAGGGATCGCATCAATCTTAGCAACTAGCGTTTTGGCATCATTACTTTCTTCTGCCCAATAGTCCTCGCCTATATCGCCGTAAATATAAATGACGGGCTTGCCGTCATCCATTGCCTTGACTTCGTATCGCTTCTTATTCGCCATGATGCTTTGTCCTCATTTTTGATATAAAAAAAGCCGCGCCTTGTTGCCAAGGTGCGGCTTTGAGTGTTTATATTTGGTTGTTAGTTAGATGTTGATATGCACAAGCATCAAAAAGGTAAGAGCCCAAAAAAACAGAAGAAAACAACAGTAAATATCTTCCTCCCATCTCTTACTATGGCTTGCCGACCCATTCTTTTTTGCAAGCCATTCCACAAATATTCTAAGTGGCTTTATTCTCATTTATCCTCTCCATCATCTTTGACTTCACCAAATATCAAATCAGGAATTGTGCTGTCATATTTTGGGTCGGTGGTAAACACCAGTTTGTCTTTATCAGCCTGATCACGCCATTCTTTGATTTCAGACATCACCTGCTTAGGATTGCCACCCCGCTCGCGAATACTTTGTTGTGCTGACTTATGACCGGCGCGTTCTGCACGTTCTAGTGCTTTTTCTTCTTTATCGGGATCAATCCACGGCATCACAGGTCCGCGAGCATCCACATCGTATAATGTGGTTATGTCAATATTGCTAGGCAACTTTAACTGTCCGGACAATACCGCCATCGCTAACATGCGCTCATAGACTGGAATAGTCACTTGGCTTGCAAATAGGTTTGATAGTGATTTATTACTCACATACCCTTCCACCAGTTCTTGACGTTGGGCTGAGTAAGTGCCGTCATATTTTTTAGCAACGCCTGAAAATGTCACGGCGCGAACCGACGACACTGCCATGCGCACCATAGAATCTCTAAACCCTTCGAGCAGTGCTGATGGCCGGTTACTATCGACCATGCCGATGGTTTCGCCGGGCCCTAGATTATCGAAGATAGTGCCGGGCTTAACTTTGAATGTGCGATCTTCTGAGCCCTCATCTGGCGCAACATATTCATCCGGCGTACCCTTTTGAATAAATGCACACATTGCTGCTGCAATCCGAGCA